AGGAATTGTTACGTTGTGACTTACATTTTTCAAGTTGACAACGCTACTATCTGGATGATCTAATTCACCCAAAGCTCTACGTTCTTTGATGAAGTTTTCATTGTATTTATTTGCTTCACGTTCCAAAATTTCTTTTGGATAAATTCTACCATTTTGGTTTTTTGCGCCAGCTCTTTGCAAAATTCCTTTTACAATAAATGGTCCGCCTTTTGACATGGCTTCATTTATTACGTCTTTTGAAATATCAAATGTTATACAATCTACTATTAATTTTCTTTCCATATTACAATCCCTTTGTTGCAGTGTTTTGTGGTGTTTGAACTGGTTTTGGAGCAGCTGGTTGTGTTTGTTTTTTAGATTTAGATGGTTGAGCTTGTCCCATAATCTTTATGACATATGGAGCAGTCAAATGGAAATCACTTTCCTTTTGTTTGTTTTGTTCTCTACCAGTAATTACAACAACGTACTTTTGATACCAAAATTCAATTTTGACATCCGCAACATTAACAACATATTCTCTTTCAGGTTGACCAAAACCTTTTGCGGCTCTAACCAATCTTACTTGTTTGTTTGAAATCTTTTGCAAAATTTTGCTTTGAAAATCATTTTTTGCTTGTTCAGTTGAGTTAGAAACCTTTGTTTCAAAGTCATCTAAATCAAACTTAACATTAAATGTATTTGCATCACCTTCACCACCAGATGGAGCAGATGGTTGTTTTTCTGCTGCTGGAGCTGGTGTTGGTGGTGATTTTGGTGTCGGAGCAGCTTTTGGAGCAGCTGCTGGAGCCTGTGTAGGTGGTTTTGCACCCTTTTGTGGTGGTACATCACCTTCTGCTTCAAATATAAGTTTTTTAAGACTGATATTCATATTATTTCTTTTTGCTTGCGCCTGGCTTATAACCCAATTGTTTTTCACCTGTAGCAATCAAATTGTCATAATGTTGTGTGTCTTTTTTATCATTCTTAGAAGCGGCAATTGCTCTTCTTTTGTGAAGAATATAAAGATCATCTGACTTTACTCCCTTACTTGTTGGACCTTTAACTACGTCAGGTGTTTTTTCTTTACCTACTGGTGCAAGTTTCTTTTCACCCTTCTTTTCTGCTAGTTTATATCCGTCAAGAGATTTTGTAGCTAAATCAGTGCGACCTTTAGGATTTTTGCTTACCCAATTAGGACCAGTAACTGGTCCAACTCCGCCAGTGGTACTGATTTCATCCATTACTTGTTTTACCAATTCTTTTAGGGCCTTTTTGAAATCACCAACGATTAGTTTTTTGTTTTTATCACTCATAATATTAAAGTTTATTTTTGATTTCTTTTAGAAGTTCATATGAAAGCAACAAAACCATGATTTGGTTATCTTTTACATTTGAAGAAGGTTTTACGTTATTCAATTGTTTTACTACTTCATTGATTTTAATTTTGATAATATCATTATCAATTTTTGATAAGCACTCTGTTAATTGAGATTTAACATTTTCAATTTCACTTACAATCAATTTATTAAGTGAATTTGTATTTGAAATGTTATTGATATATTCTTTTAACAGATTCTTTTGATTTGTATCTAGTCCTTTATATTTTTCATTTAGACTTTCAATCAAAAGTTTATAACTTAATAAACGTACTTCTTCACTTTGTTGTTTGTAGATGTTTATTAAGTTATCTTCAGATTCATTAATTTGTTTTTTCTTACCACATAAATTTTCAGTGATGACTGTTCTGGACTGAATAATTTCATTCATGTCAAACTTCACATTGTCATTTACATGGTCTTCAAATACTTTGTAAATAGATGCAAACGTCTTATAATTTTTTAGATTTGACTTCAACAAATCTTCAATAGGATAAGTTTCCTTTATTTCTTTGATTAAATTATATTTCTCTTGAACTAACTTTTTATCATCAATTTTTTCTCTTTGTTTCAAGACTACGTTGATGTATTTTTCAGCTTGTACTTCATCTTTTGCTTTTTCATTTAATAAAAAGCTATACAATTGCCATTCTCTACCTAATTCTTTGTTTTCTTTGAAGTATTTAAAGAGAAGAGTTTTGGCAATAGATTCATCCTTTCCGGCAAGGATATCAGCAGTAATTTGCCGAGTGAGCAGTTCAAAAAGAATGCCTGTGTTCCTAAATTTAGAGTGCTTAGCTTTAGCTATTTGCATATATTCTTTTTCTAGTTATTTTATAAATATAGTTATTTTTATGTAAAAATCATTTTATATACAATATTTATGAATCCTTTCAGTGATTTCATAGTATATTACTTTCATCCAAGTAACTTGGTTTGTTTTTTGATTTAAATTCTTTCAATAATTCCTTATTTTCAGTCTTATAATCCTTCAAATAAGAATCAAATCTTTCAAGACTCAATGGTGAATCATTTTTAAATTTATGTGTAAGTGTATTTTTTACTTGTCTATTGTTTTCTAAACTACCAAGAACGTCTTCTCCATATGAATAATCACTTGCTTTTTTCTTTCCTTTTTGAGAAGGTCTTTCATATTCTGCCAACTTTTCTGGTGGTGGTTCAGATGCGCCTCCTTCAGGACCAGCACCAGATTCAGGTCCAGGACCAGCTCCACCACTTTCTGGACCTCCTTCAGATCCACCTTCTTCTGGCTTAATTTTATTAAATGGTTTAGCTGGGTCAATGCCTTCTTCTTCAATTTGTTTGAATCTATAATTTTGTTTAGCATCATCAACAATATCATTTTTCTGAACTTCAATATCATCCTCAGAAATTTTGAATACATTGTTATAGATCCATCTTCTGCTAAATAACTTATTTTCTACCATGTCCTTTGCAACGGCTACTTTATCACTCCAAATTGCAACTTTTTCTTTTTCAAAAATTACGGATGGATTTGTTAATTCCAAGCTAAAATTGACTAGAGAAGAATCTTTATATCCTTGTGCATACAAATGAATGATTGCAATCTTTGTCAATTCACTAACTAAAATTCTTTGTACTCTATTAACAGTCTTAGCAAACCTTACGTCTTCACTTGCAAGAGTTGCTTTACCACTCAAATCTTCTTCATAACCCAAAAATGCTTTAGGAATCTTTAATGCGGCTAACATCTTGTTACGAAGATATTGAATGTCATCAATACCAGTAAATTCCATGCCACTTAATGGTTCAATGCTAGTACCACTATCACTGCCACGTACTGGTAGATAAAAGTCTTCTACCATGTTTTGTAAATTAAAACGTAAATTATAATCGCCTGTTTTTTCATCAATATATGGAACCTTTTTCATCTTGTCCATCAACTTTTGCATATATTGATCCACTTCTTGTGGTGGAATATTACCAACGTCAACTTTAAATACTCTCTTTTCTGGAGCACGCATTACACGGTGGATTAACATTGCGTCTTCCATCAATGATAATTGTTTCCATACTCTTCTACCACCTTCAATAATACTCTTACCATATGGCAAGAAGTTACTGTCACTCAATAATCTAAAGTGTGCAATTTGATAATTTTCAAGTTCTTCAATCTTACCACCTTCAGGCAAATTAACTTGGAATTTTGTATAATTCTTGTTATTTAAATCACTATTTTCAACCCGGGTAACATTGTAAGAACTCATTGGTTCAACAAAGTATACACCATATTCAGGACTAATGTATAACTTCAAATAAAAATCACCATATTTAACTAAGTTTCTAGTCCAACTCCACATATTAAACTCAATATTTAATATGTCATAAAACAAATTATTTAAAATTTCTTTGATGTTTTGATCTTCTGAATGGACTGTTAAAATATCACCCAATTCATTCTTAGTAACACATTCATCTGCATAAATGTCTAGTGCAGATGAAATGATAGGGTCCATATCCATTGTATCATAATCACGAAATAACTCAATACGTGCAGCTTGATAACTTAATGTGAAATCTCTGCTGTATTGATTATATGCACTGGTTCTAATTCTATTAAAACGATCTCTAAGTGTATTACGGTCAGTTGCATACATTGCTTGATCTGTATCAACTACCTTCAATTTCTTACCACCTACATTACGTACAATTGTATCAGTGGAAAACAGTCTTCTTAACTTGGAGAAAAGAGATCTTTGTTTTAATATTTGAAATTCTTCATTTGCCATAAGTTATATATATAAGTATATTAGAGTAACCAAGTTAGATTTTCTTTTTTATCATTTGTTAATCCAACATTCATTTGCCAAGCTTCTTGACTCTTTAATGATTGTGGTTTATATACATTCTGACTACCACCAGCTCTTGATATTCCGCCTAACATTGATCTGTTTAAATCCATAGTTTGTTGTCTTAGTCTTAATGCTGTATCTCTTACCCACAATCCAATACTTAATGACATAACTAAATCATCATTATATCCTCTCATTGCAGTTGCTTTATTTGAATCCCAAATAAACACTGACAATTCATCAATTAATCTGATTGAACGTACTTCTACTAAATTTTCTCTGAAATAACTTTCCAATTTTGAAATCAATAGGGGTCTTGTTTTTTGACTATTGGTAAATCCAGGAATCATCTTTTTTTCATCTCTATTGATCTTATTTGTCAATTGTTTTTCTACATCTACATATTGTAGATCTGCACTACTATAGAATGTATTTGGATATTGTCTGTCTATTATTTGTTGTAATACTGCCCATCCAATATTTGCATTTTCTACGATCAATAAAGCATTGTTATACTCTGTAGCTACACTCACCAACATATTACCATAATCTTTAGTGCCTATTTGACCTTTATATTCCGCAACTTGAGTCATTGTTTCAACATCAATAACATGAAACGCACTATAATCCGCACCATCACCTCTTGCAACGTCCGCAGCAACTATATAATCTCTACTATAATCAGGATAATCCCATATCCAATATCCATGATCTCCTCCACGCATTTCTACTGGACTTTTACATTTATTGTGTCTATAATTTTCAATAATTGCAGTATCAACAACGGTATTACCAGAAGACAAAAATTCAGTATCACATTCTTGTGCAGCACGTTTGATGCCTAATTCTGCAGTTTGTCTATCTCTCCATGATTGATCTCTTTCTGGATGTCTATCCCACTTTAATCTAATTGTTTTAAATGTGTTCTTCTTTGATTCTGCGTCAACCCACATTTGATGGAAGAAATTACCTACACCGTTTGGTGTACTTAATAAAATAGCTCTACCACCAGTAGCCATTGTTTGTTGAGCAGATGTCCAAACTTCTTCTGCGTTTTCAATGAATGCACATTCATCCATTACAAGCAAATAAGCACTGAAACCACGTGCGCTATCAGCGGCTGAAGATGCTGCAAGAACTCTTGATTCATTTTTAAACTTCAATGATAGTCTATTATCTTCAACTGTTGGCACTTTTAACCAACTAGGAAGATTGTTATTTGCAAGTCTTATTTTTGATACAATTTCTTTTGAAGTATTTTGTACAGTAGATAAAATCAATACGTTTTTGCCTGGATTAAATATCATTGTCCATAAAGCATACGCACTAACAAGTGTAGAAATACCCATTTGACGGGACTTTAGTACAATATTTCTATCATGATCAATAAAGTCTTGTAATGTTTCTTCTTGGAATGGATACAATTCAAATGGAATAATACCTCTTGTTTGATGTTGAATCTTTACGTATTTCTTCATGAAATACATAGGTTCTACAAGACATCTCTTGTATTCATCTTTGATTACATCTTTTAATGTTTTCTGTACACTCATTTATCTTGACTATTAAGTTTCTCCAAAGTCATTTGTTTTGCTTTTTCTTCAATTGATGAATCATAATTCAATTCACTTATTTTTTTATTCAATTCATCAATTTTTTGGTTAAGGCTTAACAAATCCTTTTTAAGATCAGTTAATACTTTACTCTTCATATCAGTATCATCTGTCCAAAATTCTTGTGAACCGTCTTCATTGAAATATTGTAATTTAGGTAATGAACTGTCTGATTCAAGATAAGTAAGGCTTTCTGCCATTTGTTGTTTGAAATCATTCATTTCAGAAAGCATACTTTTATAAATTTTATGCTTCTCATAATCTTCAAATACACCAAGTATTTTTAGTTTACTATCAAATGCAATATTGCAGTCATAACATCTACCTGTTTTTGGATAAACTTTTTGATCCAAATAGTTACCCCATTTAGTATCTGCATTACAAATATTACATCTTTGTTCAATTTTAATTTGAGCAAGTTTAGGTACTTTTCTTTTGCTACCATTTTTCCACATCCATTTATTTCCTTGACTATCTTCCCAGATTTCACCTTCTTTTCTTTTACCATTATCTAAATTTGGATCATATCCAACTTGAACAAATGGTCTGTTTCCGTCAAAATAGTCTCTTACAATGGATATATTGCTTTTACCTGATGCT